CACCAAGTGATTGATTTCCTAATTTATGTAAAGCGTTAATATCTAAGTCGTATTTTTTAGCTGTAGTTTCTAGTTCGTCTGCAGTAAACCCTCGAAGCAATCGTTGAATCGATTTTGCCGCCAGAGTCATAGGATCGTATTGACTTTCCTTTTTATTTGCGTCCGGCATATTTTTTATGCCTAATGCATCCCCTAGAGGGGAATTAAAGGAGTTAAGCAAAGCAGGCAAATCTGCTTCAAGAAGATTTTTTCCAACAAGCTTTGGTGCGGTTAAGTCTGTATTTAAAACAGCATCTTTAACTCCTTCTCTTTGAGAGAATGCCATTAAGCTTGCTGCTGCTGCATCAATTGAAACTTTTCCTGTTTTTTGATCTTCCCTTTTTTTCCAATCATCATGTTCAGTTTTTGTTTTATTTCCTAGGTTATATAAAATTTCATTTTGGTTTAAAGCGGGTTCAATGTTTTGAGTAAAAGTTTTAACTGCTTGGCCTAGTTCGTTTACACCTACTAAAGATATTTGAGTTATGATTCGATTTGCTTTTTTATCTGCATTAGATAAATTTTCCTGTTGTTCTACAGCCTTTTCTGGATTTGTATTTAAACTCTTAAACGCATACTCTGTATCTAGAACCCATTTTTTAATTGCAGTATCTGTAATACCTTTAGGATTTGCTTCACCTGCTTTTTGTACAGTTCTAGCATCTTTGAATTGTTGAACAGTTTCGTCTTCATTAAGTCTATTTGGATTTACTTTTTTATTAGCAAATGCATTAAGTGCATCAGCTCTTTGTTTGATAAAACTTCTTCGTCCATATTTTCTAAATTCAATTGCATTAGATTCAGCAGAGTCTTTAAACCAAGAAGCTTTTTTCTGCAAAACTATTTTTTGATCGTTGATTGCTTTTAACTTAGCAATGTATTGTCTTTCTTTGGCTAACCTGTCGTACTTTAATTTTGTTTCAGCATCATCAACTGCCTTACGCAATTTTTTGTCTGAGTAATCTTTATCATCTCGTTCTTTATTATTTTTATAAATTTGATCCCAGTCAGGTTTATTTTTATCGTCTTTGTTTGATTTGCTATATTTTGGAGAGTTGCCAGAATTTGCAAGGCTACCATGAAGCATAAGCATAGCAGCAGTGACGCGTGAGGTCACACCAAGCAAATGCTTCATAGAATCTTCTAATCCGTGAAGAGCACCGGCCATACGATTGAGCGATTCGCCAAACTCGCCAAACCTATCCATAATCTTTCGAACAGCATCCAACCCACTCCAAGGCGATTGAGAAAGCTTAGGTCTTGATCTTGCCATTAGATTTCTCTTTATTTTGTGGGTTAGAGTTTGGAGTGGTTTTTGTTTTTGGAGTTTCTTTCTTTGGGGCTTTAGCTTTTAACTGCTGCTGCCACAAAGCTTCAACTTGCTCTTCCGGAAGGTTTCGCCACTCTTTATTAACCTTCCAAAACAATTCTTTATCCTTATCTACTGCTGGTTGATTAGGTGCTGGCTGACCTTTAAAGAACCAAGGCACTTCAGACTCTGGTGTTTCTTTTTCCCTAAAGTACAAGTTGCGTACTTGATAAGGTGTAAGATTGCCAATTTCCTCAATGCTTAGGCAATAAGGTTCATTAACCAACGCAGAAATAACTTCAGCCATTTTAGGCCTGGACTTTATTCGGTCATCGTAGAGTCCAGGCTCTCGGTGTTTGGGTCGGAGTTCGCCTCTGACACTTTAGCCATCATCTCTTCAAGACGTTCTTTTACAAGCTCGTCAACAACATTCATTGTAATATCTTTATGGTTAACCCTAAGGCACAAGAAAAGAAGTACCCTAAAGTGAACCATGGTTGATATAGCTTTAGAAACCGCTTCCCCACCAAAAGAGTACGCACCGCTTGCAATATCTTTGTGAACAGAAGATACAAGGAAACGATACTCTTCTTCGTTTAGACTAGGCTTCATTAGCTTTACTTTTTGAATTGCGTGTTCTTCAAGGTATCTTTCAAATTCTCCTTGGATTTTAAATGTCCAAGGAGAACAGGTGTAAGTCTTACCTTGATATTCAAACACACTACCTAGACCAAGCGACTTTGAAATTTCAGCCACTAATTTAATCTCCTTATTTTAACGGATCGCTGGGTGGGGGTGTTTTAACTTCAGCTTTGATTTCTGGTTTGATATCAACCTTTGCTTTTGCCTCTGAAGTTTTTTTAACTTCTTGAACAACAGGTTCTTTTTCGTTAGGGTTTTTACCAGAATAAACTGTAGGTTTATGATCATTAGCTACAGAAGCATCTTCTCCATTCCATTCGTAAGGATCTTCCACTCCGTTTGAAACAGAATGATACATATTCTGAGAAGAGAATGCTGGGCCAGCAGAAGAACCATCAAACGATGGTAACCAAATACCTGTGCTAAAGTATTCGCCGGGGCCGTTTAATCCGCCTCCTTCATTTGCATCAAGAATGTAAGGATCAGCAGAGCCGGAAAAAGTATATTTAACTAATCCTCGAACTTCAGAGTCTGTTGTTAAATCTGCAATAACGGCTGTAAAACGAATACACTGTTCAATAGGGTTTGGTGTACCTTGTAAACCCGGATTAAGCGGAACATTCGCTATTTGAGTAGTAGTATCATTAGGCCCTTTTTTAATGTACAAATCAATCACAGGTCGAGTTCCCGGACGAAGGTCAGGGTAAGCAAAAGGACTTCCTGATTTAGTGTCTGTATCCCACAAAGCATCAATTGTAAATTCAATATCTGTAACTCCACCAATATATGTCATCATTGGGGTTACAAAAGGAACTCTTGGTGCTTCGAAAGTAGTTGCATCTACAGCTTCAGTTCTGTAAGTAAACTGCCACCTTGTTGCAAACATATCTACATAGTCATCGGGGAAAGTCGTTCCCGAATTTCCTTGATTATACGGATTATTTTGTGGCCAAATTCTTACTCTTGAGTTGTGTCCTGCTATACCTGGCATAGTTTTGATCTCCTAAATTTTTTTGAGGAATGAATGCTAAAATTTTAATCTGCTTAATCAGTAACAACATCTTGATAGAAGTAGTCTTGACTTGAGAAAGGCATACCTCCATTGTTGTAACCAGGAAGAAAGGTTCCTGTGCGAAGTTCGTGAAGCCCTCCAGTGGTATTTGTAACATAAGGAGTAGCTTTTCCACTTACAGAGTAAGTTACAACACCTTTTACTTCAGTGCTAATTTGACATTCTGTAATTAACGCTACAAAGTAAAAAAATTGTCCAATAGGATTAACATCACCAAGTTTACCTTCTGGTTGTAATGCGTCTTCAAGACCAGAAGACGGAGGACTAATGTGAGGAAACCCTGTTGCTTTATTAAGACCTTTTTTAATCTCAAGAGCAATAGCAGGGCGACTACCCGGACGAAGATCGGGCCAACCCAAAGGGTGAGCATATTTGCTTACTGTATCCCAGTAAGCGTCAAAACTAAAATCAATATCAGTAAGTCCTGCAACCCTTGAAGATAACGGAGTAACAAGCGGTGCTCTTGGGTTTTCGTAAGAAGTAGTTTCAAGAAGTTCAGTTTTGTAACTAAACTGCCATCGATTAGCCATCAAAGCTACAGGTACTGTACCTGCATAATCTTCATCACCTTGATTTGCATCTCTATTTTGTGGATAAACTAAAACTCTTCCGTTATGTCCTGAAATTGCTGGCATGTTAATAATCTCCTTGGGGGTTAAGAGCCTGCTATGAAATATCTAATAACAGCAGATTTCACGGCATCTGTGTTTGAAAACCTTAAAACAGAAGTTGATCCGCCAACGGTGTATCCGGTTAAACTAGGATTGGTTAGCTGAAATACGCTACCGGCAGTTACTTTAATCTTGTCTGTGGAATCGCCCATAAAGGTCGAGAATGCGTTTAGGCCTGTGTTGTTTTGGCCTCCACCAATAATAACGTCTGCGGAGTTTTCAGCTACTTCTATGTAGATAACTCGAACTGTTGTAAAATAAAACGAATTACCAAATGCGTCATCAGAGGGTGTTAAAAGATTAATTTGAACATTACTTTGGGTAGGGATTGTAATTGTATTTGCAATATAAATTGCTGTTTGATTACTTAAATATCCATTACCAAAGTTTCTTCCGTAATTAAAATTACCGGAGGTGTTAACTGAAAAATCTGTTGATGTAGTTCCGCTGTATGTCCAAGACAATCCCGCAACAATATTGCTTACATTAAGTGAAACGGATGAAGGGATATTGGCTGGCATTTTAATCTCTTCTATTTACTGTAAATCGATTAACACATACCGCATACCTAATATGTCCTCGATACAAAAGTCTTCCATCCTTGTACCGGGTACTTTCCGAATTGACATCTTCTGAGTCTGGTCTTATGTAGATCACAGAACTAGAGTTGTCACTGAACCGTAAATCTAACCAATCATATACACCACGAATCGATTTTAAGCAATTCTCTACAGCTTCAGATCCGGGAGCATAAAGGAAAAAATCTAAGTCGCATGTTTCCATGTATTGTGAAGTCATTGTCCATGTAAAATCAGATTGAGTTTTGTTTACATATGCGTAAGGTATTACTAGCTCTTCACCGTCAAGTCTTTCGGGAACTTCTGATACAAATAATCCGCCCGGAAAATGTTCAAGTAGAATTGGGCAAGAATTCCAAAGGTCTTGTACTGCTTCCAAAATAGAAGATGGATGCCTTCGAGATCTAAATCCAAGTGGTTCTGGGGGAGTAGTTTCCATTAATCCATTTGCTCCCTTACATCAATGGAGAAAACTCTTTGTCTACCACCTTGATCTAAAATCCCTGTTACAACAAACATTCGTGGAGGGCCAAAAGTTCGAACTCTGTCGCCTCGTTGAATGTTTAAATAACAAGAAGTGTAGATACGATGAGAGTTAATCATCTGTCTTTGACCAAATTGATGCTGAATTGCACTGTTAATAGGTTGTATAGCAGCAGAAATGTTGCTGTAAACAACTTCCCACACCTCCCTTTTAGCTCCGCCAGTAATATCTTTTGTAATTTTTGCTCGTTCAACAGTGATTGAAAAGTTACAAAGGTGTTCTATTACCATGCACACTCCCTATATCGAGAGAGTATTGCCATTGCAGACGCTATTTCGGGAATAGAAGAACGGGAATCTAGTCCGTTTCCCCCTAAAGTATAAGAGTAATCGCCTAATTTTTCTGATTTAATATCACCACCAATGCCTATATTTCGTTTCATATAAGATGCAACCATGCAAGTAGCAAAGATTATATCGTCAGGAACAGCAGCATAACCGTGTGTGTAAGTTACTTTAATGTTTCCATAAGGAGATCCCGTCTCAGGAGTTAGCTTGCCTGGAACAAATTCGCGTCCAAGCTCTAACCAATTGCTGTTAATACGATAAAGTATTCCACTTGAAGATGATGTTCCGTTTGTATCTAAATCTAGCATGTAATCTCTTCCAGAAGCTAATAGTTGGCTAGAACTAAAAGAGCCGGGAGATGTACCAAAGTGTCCGTTAAAGTCTTCGTAAACAGAAACAATAGATAGCACTGGGCGATGTCTTAAGATTAAGGATCGTTTTCCAGTACCTGTTAAATATTCGGTTGTAGTATTTTGTTCGAGTTTTCTTCCAAGCCAGTTTTGAACAACAGCTTCAGAAGAAATTAAGATCATGTTTAAAAAGTCATCTTGCGTAGCATCATCTGAACAGATTTTTGAAAAGGTTTTAAACTTTGAAAGAGGTACATAAGACATAAACAAGCACCTCCAAAATAAAAGCCTGCCCTCAAATAAAAGAGCAGGCATTCATTTGTAATTAAAAAATTAACTAGCAAGAGCACCATTACCGTCGCCTGCAATCTTCTTGGAACCAAGAATCAGTACAGAAAGAGGAAGGGTAGCAGGTGAGCCACCAACGGTAGCAACAGCCCGAAGGTAACGAGCGTTCCTTAAAATCTTACCACTGTGGGTCAAGCCAGTGATACCAGTACCAGTAGCTGAAGTTGAGGTAAGAGTAGAAAGAATTTTAAGGTCAGTCCAAGTGCTGTTGTCTGTGCTTTCTTGGATTTTAACAGCCAAGGTAGCAGAGGAAGCTGTAGTGCCTGCACCAACAATAACAATAGCGTTGACACTTCCGTCAGACAACTGCATGTCGATGGAAGAGCCTGTTACTGTGCTAGCGGGCGAGGTTACAGGAGCAATGGAGGCATCTCCAAATGCTTGCAATTTCAAATCACCAATGAAAGTAGCTGGCATGAATTGTTCCTTTATTTTAGATTTTAAAGATACCCAGAGAAGTTTTATTTTCTCTGGGTTATCAATACTAATTACGCATTAACAAGGTTGTCACAAAGTACAAAGGATGCTTCATGGCGAGGTGCACCATCGGTGTACATAATGCCACGATACCACGTTTGGTCGGTCGTGAAAGGTGTGTCACCTTGTGTTGAAATTTGGAACTCAATAGCTCCGCTCATCGCAACAAGGTAATCAGTAAAGTCACCACCAAGCACATAAGACAAGTTAGAAGCACTACCCTTGGTGCGAGCACCGCTGATTTGGGTAGACTTGTAAACAGGGTTTCCGTAAAGGTTGCCTGCGGTTGCTCGGCTGAAATCAATGTTAGCATTCATTTCGCGGAACATGTTAAATACAAATGGGCCTTTCTTATCACCAGCAGTAACGGCATCAGCCCTTCTGTTGGAAATTGCTGCGTACATAAGAGGACGCATTACAAAGGCTTTGAACTGAGCATTTTGTTCTTCAACTTTGCCGATCATTTGAGCAATATCTTCTGGTTCTAAAGTGTTACCGTTAGCAGCAACAGTAGAAGCAGTGTGCCTTGTGATACCAGCGTAGTTGATAAGACCCTTAGGCTCATTGCTTGAACCAGCCGCTTCAAGAAGCGACTTGTCCAATCGCAAGGCCAGAACACGACTAATGTCTTCACGCAAGAACATCTCAACAGAGATAGAGCTAAAGCGAAATAGCTCGTTAGGTACTTTGCAAAGAATGCCAAGTTTCTTGGCCTGCAAGAGTACATCTCCGGTTTCTGGTTGAGATTCCGTGATGGCATTGGATTCGCCTACCCAGTAAGCAGTACCAGCATTGGTCTGTCTTGGGAAGGTGATTCGGCCATTGGGTGGCATGGCTATAGTTCTGGCCCCGGCTTGCATGAAAACTTCATTGTTCCTAAGGAGGTCAATAAGTTCGCCTTGAATAGGGGGAGCTACAAGCGATCCGCCTTGACCTTCATCGATCCACGACAAAGCCTTGGTTTGACCCCAGTGTTTCTGACGAAGTGCAAATACTTCATCACGATCAACACCAGATACGCCTGCTTGAACAACTTGCTTAATCTCCCTTGCAAAACCTTCTTCACCGGGAATTTCCGCGATGTAGTCAGAGCCGAAGGGAGCCATGATTGTGTTAGTTGAAGCCTTGTTAAATCCAAGACGATCAACATAAAGGTTTTGAAGTTTCTTTGCGGTTTCCCATTCAACCCGAGCATTCTCAGGAGAAAGTTCGCCACGAAGAAGACCAAAGAGTTTTACAAAGCTGTAGCCACGGCTAGACATAGAGTCTTCACCTTTGCGAACCGCAGGGGATGCACCGGGTAGGTTTCCTCTTGCAGATTTGCTAGTGGTTTCAATCTCTTCTAGCTTGGTTTGAAGCTTTGCCTGATTGTCTTGGATGCCTTGAATAGCGTCCAAAACTGGTTTGTTTTTTTTCTCCGCCATGATTGGTTATTTCCTTTCGTAGATTAAACCATTCAAGAAGAAACTTGCACATATTCGCCACAACTGTTTGAACTGCTAGTAGCCGGAAAATGCCCTAGTCTTCCTTGCATTTGCAATTGAAACCCAGGGTGCGAGCCAGCGATTACTGGTGGATACCTTCGGCAATCGCCCATCTCTTCAATTTGCGGAATCCCGCTAACTATTCCGACAGGCCCCGCTAACTCTTGGGGATATTTAAACCAATGTAAACAGTTAGAACATTGGTTTTGTTTAGTCCCTACTTCTTTGCTTGCTTGTATAACAGGAAGCAAAGAAGGTGAGTTTCTTTTATCCTTCATGCTTTATTTTCTTCCTGTGAGTTCAAACAACTTCTTGTTTAAAGAATCTTGGTTGGACTTAAGAATAGTTAAAGCGTTAAGGATAGATTTTCGTTCTTCTTCTTCTTCGTTTTTAGCTTCTTCTTCTTCTTGAGCTTTTTTGGACTTGTACATTTCGTCCACTTTTTCGTGAAGACTTTTTAAGATGTCAGTGTGAGCAATAGCACAGTCGTACATATTGTTCATTACTTCAGACATGCCTTTAAGAATTTTTGTAGTGTCTTCTTCTTCGGCATCTTTATCTTCTTCGTCTATATCTTTTTCTTCTTCATCTTCATCGCCATCTTTTTCTTCATCGTCATCAATGGCTTTGTTTTCTTCATCTTCGTCATCGACTTCTTTTTCTTCGTCTTCATCTTCTTGGTCGATGTCCTTTACTTCGTCTTCATCAGACGGTTTTTTCTTTTTCTTTTTATCTTCATCTTCATAAGCCATTAGAAGCTCCTTACTGTCAGGGAATAATTTTTTAACTTTCTTATCCTTACTGCCATTTTCTTTTTGGGAAACTACAGCAGAATCAGAATTTACGGAAGGGATTACAGACTTTTTGTCTGAAGGTTGTTTAGGCGGAGGAATGAGAGCATCAAGGTCTTTGTCGTTTGATTTTTTATTTGGATCATAAGCCCAATTTTTAAGTGAGATATCTCGCTTAGACCAAGGGCATTCTTTAGAAGCTGGTTTACCTTTTGGCATCTCTCTCATTCGAGAATTAAAGGCAATTGTTTTATTTGCCCATGTAATATGTTTTTGTGTCCAAGAACTTTTTTCTGTAGAAAGCAATTCAAGATTTCTTTTTATTGGGCCAGAACTTAGAGAAGCTTTTTTTGAACAAGGATGATTGCTCCAAGCTTTTAATTCTTTGTAAGACATGTTGGTTTCTTTTTTGTATTTGAAATAAACTTCGTCAAGTTCTTCTTTATCTACAGCGTTAGAAACGATATTTTCTTTAACAACTTTTTTGGTTTCGATTGCAACAGGTTCTTGTTTTAAAGCGGTTAAGGCGGGAGCAGATACCGGAACAATTATTTTTCCTGACGGTGGAACCCATGCAGCCAAAGCTCTGCGAACAGCGGGAGTTATTTTTTCTCCTTCAATGTGTCCGCGTCCAAGGTGAGCTGCAAGAGCTTCTTGGTTTGCAGGTATAGGTACTACACTCCACTCGATCATATCCCATTCAAGGAACTGCATGATGGGGTGACCCATGTTTCGGAAATCTAAAACCTCATCACCTTCTGAAGTTTTTTCGCTTGTGTTATCTGTATGAATTACAGCAGCTTTTACCGGAAGAAAACCTATGGAAGCTGCTTGCAATTCTTTGCGAGCTATAAGCCGGAAGATAAGTTCTGACTCTGGTGTCTCTCCATGAAACCAAGCTGTGGATCGTATTAGTCCGTTTTCTTTGTCTACTTCCAGACAAAGATTTCCTTCCGCATCCCTTGCAGAAGCAATGGGAAGATCATCAGTACGATGTGCAAAGAAAATCCGAGGGTTGCGAGTGTAATTTTTAATGTGTGGCAGACAACCTTCGGGTTCTACGATGTCGCCATGACGATCTTTACATGAAGTTGAGACAATAAACTTTGCTGACATCTTGCTTGTATCAATTTCGGGAGCTGTATCTGACTGAGAATCCATTGCTAAAACAGAATCATGGTTCTCTAAAGTATGCACAAGGTTTCTAGAAGCCGTAATTAAGCCACTAAAACCCATATTTTTACCTTGAGTCAGAAGAATTTCTCTTCTTTTTCGGATGAAAGATAAGATATCTGCGGTTGTATCAAGCCTCATGGGATGCTCCTTGTGTGTTTTTATTGTCTGAAGGGGCTGACATTGGCTCTGGAACAGGCAAATGTGTACCACCTACAGAGGTTGAACCTGGGTAATTTGTATCTTTAGGGGTACTATGAAGCTCTGTACTTGCTTCTATCGGAGGCCCCGAAGTCATATTTAGCGGAACAATAGGTTGATCACCCCATTTGTCGGGGTAAGGTTCGCGTCCACGCATAAGCCTTACCTCGTTTGGTGTGATTGCTCCACACATTAAGTCTGTTTGAATCTGTCTTTCTGTAAGTTCGGGATCAAGAGGAGTAACATCTTCCCACCAAACACGAAGAGAAGGGTCATATTGTTTGGCTATTTTTTCTGTTAAGACTTGACCCATATACCTCATAAGCGGATTTATTGTCATTTGCATAAATGCAATGTAAGATGCGATAAGCGATCCATAACTACTATCTTTTGAAAGACCTACTACGCTAGACGGTACACCAAAGAGTGCAAGAATATTGTCTCTTGTTTCTGATGCAGTTTCCCCAAAGAGCATAGAGTTAATTCCTAAAGACAAAGGAGTCACTTTTGCCCCCGGAGGAACGAAGAGAGGTTTATTTGTTTTGGTTTCACCTGTGTACCTGTTGATAAATTTTGCTTCAATTCTTCTTAAAGCTTCGTCTGAAGGATCTTGATATTTGCCATCAAATTCTACAGCTACAGTAGGAAATGTTCCGTTACGATAAGCATACCATCGTGATCGATTAATCATATCCATTGTGTCAACCCATTGATTTCCAGCGGTCAAGGGGCCAAACCCATCAATCTTTGAAATAGGTGACTTATCTTTAAAGACAGTTACTTCATCTGCGGGAAGGAATATTTTTTTGTAGATACCTTCAACTGGACGGACTTCCCATCCAATCACCGCTTGATCAACACCCGGAACAGGCCACATCCAATGAGAGGGAACAACCCATATAGCTGTAGGCAGACC